AAAAGGAGGAGTGAGAGCTTTGTCTCGAACTCCTCCCTTCCGGGGGTTGGGTCCACCCTTCCCTTCCCCCTTATACATGTGGGACCGTTCTAAACCCAGTTGGGGACTGAGTTTTTAGAGTTACCATTTGCTTGTTGTCTTTGGTCTAAATTCAGACCCAAAACCATGTGATTTGCTGATGCTTGAGGGTCATCAAAGAACTCTTGTAACATAGCATTCCACTCAGTTCGTTTACGTTCATTGATCGCTTCTTGGGCAGAGATACCCATAGCATCTGTAAAGTATTGAACGCCTTGAGCAAGACAATCAAGTCTGTCGTCATGTTTAACTGCACCTTTTTCACGACACATCCTACTCATTTGATAGAATAGCATATACATGAGTCGTTTTTCAGGTGCTTCATCTGGATTAGATCTAAAGTCCCATTCAATTACTGATTTATCGATGATGAGTCGATGTTGGTTGAGCACAGGTTCAAGACTGTCAATGATTCGATCTTCTTTTCTAACGGTTGCACGGACTTCATCAATGTCCATTTGCATTTTAGTTTGTTGTAGATGTTTTCGGAATAACTCACTAACAATACCATCACCAAAGTTAGTTTCAATAACGAGCTTAGTGGCACCATATTTTTTACAACCTTTTAAAATGTCCAAGAGTGTGTTATCACTGTATCCATCTCTGTAAGCACGCATTTCGTGCAAGTACAGAAAACCGTTTCGTTGGGAGATATAAGCTGCTGCTGTTTCATCCGTACCACGACCCGACGGATCAACGCTGCAGATTGTTTCGGAGTAGGAATCCCAGTCTCCTTGGAGCTGCATAGGAGAGTAGAAATAGTCTCCAGGGAGCCCAACAATGGGGAGTTCTTTGATAACGTTTTTGGGATCGGAGCACCAAACGACTCCTTCGGGAGCAGACTTAGGGTTAACACTGGTAACAACCAGATCAGAACATTTAAGCGGGAATTTGTCAGCATCGGATAAACTTGTGTCTAACATGAACTGCAACATAAAGTTGCTACGACCCATTGAAGCTTCACGTTCAATTAGGTCTTCATTATCAAAACGATCATCTGTTGGATCCCATTTCTCTGCACCATTGTCGATGTCTTCGACCAGCTGAGGCGCTAGAAGGCCCTCGTAATTAGAAGCCTTCCTTGGGTACCTAGCAGGCCAAACAAAGGGCTTGTAGGCCCTCTCAGCTAGCCGTTTGTACACTGTAAAGGTAGTCTGTGGTGTACCCAAATACATAATACGGCTATCATTTTTTGGAGTAAGGATAGATTCAGCCTCTGTACAGAGTTGAAGTAGTTTTTCCCGCATCAATTCAGTCATTGAGTTACCAGGAACTTCAATGTCATCAAGGATCATAAGATCTGCACGACTACCGGTAAGCTGACCTGTAATACCCACTGATTTAACAGAAGGTGCTTGGTGAGGGGAACAATTAATATCAAACGATACCCTAGACCAACGAGAGTCATCTGATTTAGGGCGCATGTGAACCAGCCAAGGTGTTTCAATGATTAATTTTTGTAGAAAGATTGACATGTTATCTGCCCGTTCTTTAGAGGCAGAGATAATCATTATTTTTTTCTCAGCATCGTTAAACAAAGTCCAAAGCACAAAAGCACCAGTAATCCAGGATTTGCCAACACCTCGGAAGGCTTGGATTTGTAAACGCTTGGGACCGTGTTGTAAGTAATCAGCAATTGCATATTGTGCACGGGTTGGATTAGGCAGATCAAGCTGCGCCCACAGAGCCTGCAGGAACAGCTTGAAATCGTCTTTAAGTAGTTCTAGGGTGTTCATAAGTTAAAAGCCAAACAATATTGCACCACCTACAGTTTTAAGACCACCAAGGATTTGTTTACCAACGTATTCAAGTTCGTTCAAGGGATCTTCAATTTTAAACATAGGTTCAGGCTCTACAATTGGGGTACCTTGCCGATCAACACCAGGGCCTTGTTTGCCAAATTTTTGGGGAACACGTTGAGCTGCTTTTTGATAAAACGGATCACCCGATTCTAATTCTCTTATATTACGTTGTTGCTCAACAAAAGGATCAGTGGAACCTTTAATTTGAGACACAGCTGCAATTGGCGCAGCAGCTTGTAATGCCGGCGCGGCTGAACCAATAGCTGTAACCGCTTTTTGAGGTAAAAGTTTCATAAGATTTCTAGAAACTTCTTGACCAATACCACCTAAAACAACATCACGTGTCAAAGTAGACGTAATTTTGTTAATGTCTCCTGTTTCTACTGCTTTTTTCATTTCAGGATCCAACATAATAGAATATAAGCTGCCAATTGTTTCCCCTGCAGCATTTTTCTTAACAAAATCCTGTAATTGTTCATATGCTTGTGTTCCAAAACCTGAGCCTAATTCTATCTTTTGAATAGTTTCAAACGGATTTAATGGAGCTAAGCCTTTAGACAAACGTTCTGCCGTAGTTTTAGCGTACCAATTTTGTCCTTCAGCAGAAGACAAAAACTCAGTTAATGCTTGAACAGGGTCATATATTAAAGAACCAGCTCTAGCATAAATACTTGGTATTGGTGTCTTTCTTGTTGACCTTTCAATTTCTTGAATTTCTGGAAGACTGGCTCCAGCTAAATTTTGAAATTCCGGGAATAAACTAAAAGCTTTAAGTTGATTTTTGTATTGAGCGGAATCTAAAACTTGTTGATACCTTTCTTGTTGTTGTTGAATAGAAGGAAGCAAAAGTTCAGCTTGCTCTTTAGCTGTTGCTTGAACTATTTTAGGATCTTTGCCTAGTTTTTCAGCTAAATTTTGACCAGCTCTATGAAGGTAAGGAAAATCCTCAGGACGTATAAGACCCGCCTCCGCAAAAACAGTCCCTTTAGCTCCTAATCGACCTTGATGCCATAGTTCATCAAAAGCTCCAGCTGCGTTTAAATTAGCAGTACCATCGCCCGGTGTTGCCCCTGTTAAATCAAAAATACGTTTTTTTGTATCTTCCCAAATATCAATTGGGGTTCTAATTCCAAGATCACCACCAGTACGATCAGCAATAATATGATGTAAAGGGATGCCTTTAATGTACCCCCAACGTTTCATTAAATTTTCTTCACCATTCCTAAGTGTCCTAATTAACAATTTGTCGGACATAAAAGGTTCTTCAAGAACTTCTCTAAATACTGAAGGATCCCATGCAAAAGCAGCTCCAAATCGCCGCCATTTTTTTATACTATTTACATCGCTACTGGATAATTTTACTTTTGCTTTTTGAGCTGCTTCTAAACGATCTAAGTGTTCTATAATTCTAAGCTGAACAAGTTGATACGCTCGCTTTGTTTCTCTATCCATTTAAGTAATATACTCCATAATTAGTTTTTCACGGAGTCTATTAACTCCAAATGTTTGTCTCATAAAAGTGAGCCAGTTGTTACTTCCTTTGTTCTGATTACACATAAGGCAGGCTGGTACGACATTCTTAATGTCTGAGCCGCCACGACAGCGAGGGCGGACATGGTCCAAAGTGAGATTAGATAAGTCATAAGTTTTACCACAATAAACACAAGTGCAGTCAAAATGTTCCTTAATAGAGCGCCTCCACAGGCGCTTAGCTTCTGGTGAGGTCATGGCTATTAAGTTATAAAGGTAGTGATCAGGTGAAGGAAGTAATGGGGTCATGCTCGGCCTTTTCGTGCTCGGTTTTTAGATGCTTTTTCAAGGAATGTTGAACCATCCTTTTTATGGGAAACATCTTTACCGTCACCATTACCATAAGTACCCCGTTTACGATTTTCTTGGTTTAGTTTTGTACGTTTTTTGATCTGTAGTGAACTAGCATCATACTTTTTTTGGTATGATTTATAGTTACCGTTAGCGTATTTAGGACCGCTATGATTAGACTTTCGGGCCATAAAGTTTCCGTTGGACGAGTTCAGGGTCAACAGTTGGCATAATAGTTGCCAATTTATCTAGTGGGCTACCTTCAAAGGCGACACCACTGATATCATTAGTCTTTAGCCAGTCACAAGCTGCTTTTAGGTCTTGTGTAGAAGCCTCGCCCGACTTAATGCGGGCAAGGAACTCTTTAGTAACAAGATTATGTAGCTCGTTAAACTGGTCTTCAGTCGCTTTCTTTTTCGACATCTGTCGCTTCCGTTACTTTTTTAGTTCGGGTAGATTTGACTTCATACCGAGTCTCACCAGGCTCGTTATACATCCTACCAAGTGCTTTTTCAGCTTCAGCTTTTTTAGGGTAGTTGCTGAGAACTTTACCAGTATAGGTGTCTACAAGTTGATAAGCCATAATTAAGAATTTCTAAGTGCAATTTGATCAATTTTGTTTTCAATGCGGATCATGTGATCTTCCATTTTTTGAACGGCTGTTTCAAAGTCTTGCTTGGGTACGTAACTTGTAGCAACGCGCAGCTCAAAAGTATCTAGACGTTTATCTAAATCGGTTATTCGGTTGTGAATTTTATTAGTAAGAGCTGTACCTGCTGCAATAATAGCAACGACAGCTGAAACACCTGCTTCAATCATTATTTAGTGAGACTATTGGTACAATGTCATTGCACAATACTTCAACTCTTGATCCAGGTCTAAAGGTAAAACCAGTTTTCATAATTTCGGTACACTTAAGTGCACGAACTAACTCATAATCAAGACGCATCTTTTGTTCGTGTTTACGTGCAATAGACTTGCAAGTCTCGATCATTCCACCATCAAGTGGGACTGATACACTAACTTGTGCTCCCCAATTATTACTTTTAACGTAGCCTGAATTTTCAAAAGGCACAGTATCATTTCCCAAATAATATGGGGAAAACTGTAAAGTAGTACCGTTACAACTGTTATTACTGGCAAAATATTGCCGAGACGGTGCTCCATTATTTTGGAATTGCACCGCCTGATTAGTTACATTACCAGTAGCTGCTGCAACTGGATTTGATGTATTTTGTACTTTAGGATCTTCTCCAGCATAAACAGGAGATCCTACTGTGAGAAGACCGACAAAGAAGTAGTAGTAGAAAGTTGTTGCAATGTTTCGGTTACCAGCGATTCTTCGATCAAACCGGCAGCCCGTGTCACAATCTCCAGTTGAAATTGTTCCCCTGGATTGGTTAGTGAATAGGTTGTGGAGCTGCTTGAAATGTCTCCACTTGGTGTTACATTTGTTCCAGACCATGATGAATAAGCGCCACCGTAAATCTGAGTCTCAATCGTACGATCAATATCAATGGTGGTAGTAGTGGTTGATTGCATAGACCCCTGAGTAAAATTAGGGGTAATAGTTTGTGCAGCAGCAGGGCTAGCCAACATCAGCAACAAGATTAAACGTTTCATTCTTCTTTCTTTTTAGGGTCAGATGGTTTGTTGTTTGCAGTTTTATTACTATTAGATGTTGTCAAGCCAAACGTGGCTAATGCACCAGTAAAAACAGAGGCAACAAAAGTAATGTCACCACCGCTTTGACCTTTTTTGATCATTGGTAGATCAACATAGTTTAGAGTGATAATAAAACCACTCCAAACGACAACACCAAGCCTTACAAAAGTACCAAGAATTTGCAATTCATCCTCAGTATTTTCTTTAACTTTATCTAAGAAATTTCTGGGTTTTGATTTTGTTTGGTCAGTTTGTTCCATGCTTGTTTAAAAATAGGTTTAGATACCATTACAATATATTTAAACAATGAAGTAGCCGTTAATGTAGCAGCAACAGAGATAAAAGCTGTTGTTACAGCTGTCGTCATGATAATTGTTGACGGCATTGGTACTTCAAGATCTGTAAAAGGGATCTCTACTATTTGAGCTTCTGGTGGATTAGGGATTGGTGGAGTTACAGGTTTTGTTTCAGTTTTTGTTTCTTCCTCATCTTTTGGAGGTTCTTCCTCCATATTAATTCCTTGAACACCTGGAGGAGGTCTAAGTACACTAGGAGGAACTACCATCGGTTTATATGATGGTAATTCCCCCTTAGGCACGTCAAAAATTGGTGCAGGTAACTTAAGTGCTCCAGGTAGATCTAAAGAAGGAAGAACTGGTGGCCCTTCCCACTCCATTATTTATTAGGAAAGAGACCGTTTTTAATAAACTCAACTGCTTTATCATCTACGTCATTATCAGTGGATTCAGCAAGTTTAGTCAACAAGTCAATAATAAGACGCTTGACTTGATTAGATTGAATAAAAGAAAAGAGAATTGGACGGATAAGGGTAATCATGGTTCTTCAGGCCAAGTAGTAGTAGGGTTGTCAATAAGTTCTTTGAGTGCCGCAACATCTGTGCAAGCATCAATTTCAGTTTGACGTGTGTTGCAAGCAGTACGGACTGCAGCACGATACGTAAGCCACTCAGTTTCAACACTGTATGCAGTTACTTCTGCGGATTTAACTACACGCCAATCAGACGGTGCAAGTAGTGATGCAGCAATATCGTTTTGCTTTTGTTTCCACAAAGTCTTAAGACCAGTAGTAGTGTTACCATCGTCGTCGGTAACATCATCAAGTTGTTTAGGGTTATCTACACCCCAGTAAAACCGTTGATCCCACGATGCCACAGGGACATCAAGGGTTTCAACAATTCCAATTGCTTCCTTTTCCGCAAGCGTCGTCAAACGAAGCCAGTTCTTAGGGTATTGAACACCATTGTGTGTAAATGCCTTGTCATATTGCAAGGTCTTTCCATCTAAAGTAAGCATAATTAATTAACGAGCGCGAGCGGTTTTGAATGGGTTTTCGGCAAAGGCGGCGTAGATATAGTCAGTGCCTGACTCATTGAGTCCAGTAGAGCTTGTCCGCCATTTGAAGCCATTAGATAAGATGTCGAGCTTCCCCGTAGAACCTTCAACATTACTTAAATTGGGGATAAGGTATTGAGTAGTTAAATTTTCTGGATTACGCTTTGTGTCCTGCACAAACCAGTTATAAGTATTTGGGCCGTCAGCACCTTTAACCAAAATCCACCGTGGCCTAAACCCTGTGTAAACAAACGGACCATCTGTGCTGCCGTTGCCTGTGTAGCTGCCGAAGGCGCTATAGCCCTCGACTGGGGCGAAGCAGTAGGCGATAATGTCTTCTCCTGTGTAATTAGTAGCAACTGCAGCACCTAATGAAACCACGCTAGATGTCGGATCTGTGTCGTTGAAATAACTTGAAACTGATTGCGCCGTATAGTTTCTGTTAAGTTTTAGATTCTGGGTTGCCCCAAGGGCTGCATGATAAACAGCCCAGTCAATAGCTCTATCTCTGTTTTTAA